AAATGATCAGCCGAATTACAGACAACTGGAAACGCAAGCTCACAGAGTTTGAGCGTGTGGCAGAAGGCAAAGATGCACAACTGGTAGAAGGCTACAGCCATCTTAGTAAAATTCAACTTCGCAATGTGATCAAGTTTTGCGAAGCCGTTGTAAACGACTGCGGTGCCTATGTGCAGATCAAGAAAGTGGAGCGCAAGCCTCGCAAAGTAAAGGCAGTGCCACCAGAAAAACGTGCGGCCAAGTTCAAGATTCTGGCAGAGTTTGCCGAACTCAAACTCAAGAGTTTACCAGCCGCGAGCCTGGTGGACAAAACAGAAGCCTGGTTGTATGACAGCAAAAAACGCAAGCTCATCCACCTGGTGGCAGATAGCCACACACAGGCATTCACTGTGAAGAACAACTCAATCATTGGGTTCTCAACTGTGGACACCATGCAAAAAACTCTGCGCAAACCAGCTGAACAACTCAAAGGCATCGTGGGTGCCGGTAAGCCGGCTGCTCGTAAAGCATTCAAGGATATCAAAGCTACAGAAACTGCATGGAATGCCCGTGGCACAGAGAACTTGATCATACTCAAGAGCTGGTAAATATAGCCATATGAAATTGAAATTCAATGAAAAAGTAGAATTTTACATTACCAATGTCTGCAATTATACCTGTGACAATTGCAATCGGTTTAACAACCATAAATTTTCAGGATGGCAACGCTGGAGTGATTACGAAGACATCTACCGACAGTGGGCAGAGCGAATTGAACTACGAGCCATAACCATCTTAGGTGGTGAGCCCACACTTAACCCTACTCTCAGTGAATGGGTAGAAGGACTAAACGAAATATTTAATTGTGATGTTGAAATTCTGTCAAATGGCACCCGCCTGAATTACGTTCCGGGGCTGTACAAAGCAATGATCAAACCTCGACCTCAGTCGCGGCCAGCAAATCACATTGGGGTAAGTCTGCACAACCTAGCAGACTTTGAAATGTTGCGTCAAAACATATTGGATTTTCTTGACACTGTTGTGGTAGAATTTGGTGTGAAATTAAACATTCCGCCACCGCCAAATTGGCAAGGGTGGGATTCATATTGGACCGTAGTTGATAAAAATGGTGTTATTGTTTGCATGTACCTGGCCAATGCTTTCCAGACATCCGCTGTACAGTTAAACAACACTGGCCGATTTGTTGTGCATGACAGTGATCCTGTGCGCAGCCATCAACAGTGTGGATTTGTTAAATTTAAATGTTATCACTTTGTTCGCGGAAAAATATACAAGTGCGGCCCAGCAGCCTTGTTTCCAGAATTTGACGAACAAAATCAATTTGACATTTCTGATTCAGATCGCCAGATCATGAACAGCTACCGGCCACTGACCTTGGACAACTTTGAACTTTACAAAGATGATTGGGTGGAAAGTTTGAATCATCCAATTCCACAATGTAAATTTTGCCCAGACAAAGGAATCAGTAGAATTATTACCCCCACAGTCAAAGGCACTGTATCCAATGACACATAAAGTACTATTAACATTTGGCGACAGCTGGCCACAAGGTGGAGAGCTTAATTTTGACTATGAAGTACCATACGGCGACCTACTGCAACGTAAAATGGGTTTTGATAAATTTTTCAATTACGGATCTGCTGGAGCCAGTAATGAGGACATGTTGTATCAGTTTCAAGAATACATTGCCGATCATCACAACACCGACCACGAAATCACTGCTGTGTTTTTTTTAACAAATCCAGGTAGGTCTACACACTGGCCTAGGTTTGGAACATGGAACGAACAAGATCGTGAGTGGAAACACTGGCCCACAGACGCTAAAGAATGGGCACGTGAGGTGTTCATGCACTTCCATCGCAAAGGACACGAAATCATGCGTTCTTCGTCCACAATAACAGCCTTGCAATCTTGGTCCAAGCATTACAAAATCAATGACTTTTACTTTGCTGGATGGGTACGATATCCCGAGTGGCTGCCTGGAGTTGACACAAGTAAAATTTGGAAACAAGGAACAGAAACAGCCGCAGACTGGTTTGGAGCAACAGACTACAACGGAGAACACCTACTAAATGTTGCAGACAATGAATTTATTAGACCTAATTTTGCACATCCCAATCAACTTGGGCATGAACTGATTGCATCCAAGCTAGAAAAATGGATAACCCCTGGTAAATAACATTATCGGAGTCCACAATGGCTGAACAGCAACAAGATACACTTTCCACGCTCAAGCAAAATCTCATAGATTATGCACAACTTCAGCTGGGCAGTCAAATTATTGATCTTGAACTAGATCCCGAACATTACGAAGCAGCATATCAAAAGACCATTGGCACCTATCGTCAACGTGCCAACAATGCCTATGAAGAAAGCTATAGCTTCATGTACTTGGTCAAGGACGAAAACATCTATCAGCTGCCGCAAGAAGTCATAAGTGTACGTCAGATATTTCGCAGAACATTTGGTGATTCAACTGGACCGTTTGCATCAAACTTTGATCCGTTTAGTCAGGCCAGCTTGAATGTGTATCTAATGAACTTCAATGTGGCAGGCGGGTTGGCCACATATGACTTTTACTCACAGTATGTGGAACTGGCTGCCAGAATGTTTGGTGGCTACATGAACTACACATACAACCCTGTGACCAAAAAACTGCAATTGATTCGTGATCCTAAAGGCACTGGCGAAGCTGTGTTGCTGTGGACTTACAATTTAAAACCTGAAATCAACTTGCTCAGCGATTTCCAAATCCAACAATGGATCAAGGACTACATGGTTGCCAATTGCAAAATGATCATTGGTGAAGCCCGTGAGAAGTTTGGTACCATTGCTGGCCCACAGGGCGGCGGCACCCTAAATGGCACTGCCATGAAAGCTGAAGCACAAACCCAAATGGATGCTCTTCTTGAACAACTCAAAATGTACGTGGATGGCTCACAACCGTTGACTTGGGTAATTGGCTAATTGACATAAACATAAACTCCTGCTATAATGTAGCATGGACTTAATGATTGATCTTGAGGGTTTGGGAACAGGCCCCGACACTACTATTCTTACCATTGCCGCACAGGCGTTTGATCCGTTTGGCTCTGGTCACTACGAGCAATCATTCTATGCCAGGGTCACACTGGAAAGTCAAGAAACTCGTAGCATACAGCAAGGCACCATAGAATGGTGGGCCTCACAACCTGCTGTGGTGCGTGATGAGGCATTTGCCGAAGAAGACCGCATACCCTTAAATGAGGCGTTAGACGGCCTGGGCAAATTAATTTGGCATGCCAAGCGTGTGTGGGCACAAGGTCCAACATACGACATGAACATCCTGGAGCATGCCTACAAGAGTTACAACAAACCTTTGCCTTGGCAGTACTACATGGTACGTGACAGCCGCACGGTGTTTTCATTATGGCCCGAACAACCCATGCCACCTACCACACACCATGCGCTAGAAGACTGCCGCAGACAAATAGGCATGCTACAAAATACACTTAAATATCTCAACGTTCGGGAGTTAAAATAAGTTGCTATGACTCAAGTGGTTACGTTTGATTTTGGCGGAAAATTTAGCCCAGTATCCTATGAAAACTTGCTAACCAGTATTGCTGTTCTTGCTAAAAAAAGCAGAGATGTTTTGGTACTAGGCTGTCGAGAAGAAGATTGCAATCCATTGGAGCACTATGCTCAAACAATTGCACTACAAGAACACATACACAATCTAGGCATGAAATTTTGTGTGCTCTTTAATTTCTATACTCAATACACTCAAGAACATCTGTCAGGCATAGACGTTGATTACATTGACTTCATGTTGTTAAAGACCATACACAATGCTCCTGCACCTATTGCAAATCAAGGCAGCCGCATTTTATTTTTAATTGGCAAACCTGATAGACCACATCGAGCACCACTGCTGTACAAGTTTTATGAGCGTGACCAACTGGATCAACTGAGTTGGTCGTTGTTTATACCTGCTGAAATTGAAAATCAAGTACGCGAGTTAATTCCTCATGTGGCTGACCAGCAATGGCAAGAGTTTATGAAACTGCAAGGCAGTCCTGATGGGGTGACACCAATAGTGAGTGGATCTAGCATTCACGTTTGTAATTATTGTCATTATGATGCAAAAATATTTGCTGATACCAATGTGAGTTTGGTTAGTGAAAGCATGTTTGAACAATCCAATGCGTTAACTGTTCGGGCTACAGAAAAAACTTACAAAGCAATCAACAATCGCCATCCTTTTGTGATTGCCGGGCCAACAGGCACTTTAGAACGATTGCAGTCGTTGGGCTACAAAACGTTTGAAAAATATCTACCCCATCCCGGATATGATCAGGAATTTAACAATGACGTCCGTTTGGAACTAATTTATGAAAACATTTTGGCGTTGCATAAGTTGGCCACAGAGCATCCAGAATCTCTTGCAAATGACGTAGAACACAACTATACTGTTAACAAGCAACGATATCAACAACAACTTGATCGTGCCGCTGCTATGTTGGCAAAATACGGTTACAACGGAAGAGCAATTGACGTTCTCATGCTGCATGATCAAGTGGCCCCAAACACACTGACAGAAAAATTTATGGAACTTATATGATCATTGGTATATGTGGATTCATTGGGTCTGGCAAAGACACTATAGCTGATTATCTTGTGAATTTGCACCACTTTCGTAGAGAGAGTTTTGCAAGCACATTAAAAGATGCTGTGGCACAAGTGTTTGGGTGGGACAGAACCATGTTGGAAGGGCGTACTAAACAGGCCCGGGAATGGCGAGAACAAGTGGATCCTTGGTGGGCAGAACGCCTGCACATGCCCACACTTACCCCACGTTGGATACTACAATACTGGGGCACAGAAGTGTGCAGAGCTGGATTTCATGATGACATCTGGATTGCCAGCTTGGAAAACAAACTGCGCCACAGCCAGGATGATGTGGTAATTTCAGATTGCCGTTTTCCCAACGAAATTTTAGCTATCAAAAATGCTGGCGGGCGTGTGATTCGTGTGGTGCGTGGATCTGAGCCTGCTTGGTATAATGCAGCCGTAAGTGTCAATCGTGGTGCTAATGGCAATTCAACTTGGGCACTAAGTCAGCGTAAGTTAGAAAAACTGGCAATTCATGCGTCAGAAACTGCCTGGGTAGGAACTGAATTTGACGCTGTGCTAGACAACAACGGTACACTAGACGACTTGTATCAACAGGTCAAGAGTCTGGTTCAAGATCCCCGGGCTTCCACGTAGAATCTGTACGTTTTAAATCCGCCACACAGTTCAAGCACACAGTCTTTAGATTACGAAGCTCACAATTATTGAGGGTGC